GACGTGCGCAAGGCCCGCGCTGCGATGGCCGCAGACAAGGAGCCCACGCCATGAGCACTCACCACCAGCCCGGCCTCTTTGGCCTCGGCGCCGCGCGCTTCAGCCCTTGCGGCCGTTACCGCTACACACTGGAGCGGGCCTGGGACGCCGTGCTGAGGCCGGAGTCCGACCGGGTGATCTTCGTGATGCTCAACCCCAGCACGGCCGACGCCGAACAGGACGATCCCACCATCCGCCGTTGCATCGGCTACGCCCGGGCGTGGGGCTACTCGGGCCTGGTGGTGCTCAACCTGTTCGCCCTGCGCGCCACCAATCCTGCGCTGCTCAAGCACGCGGACGATCCTGTAGGCCCGGAGAACGACCATGTGTTGACGGAGTACTTCGCAAGCGGAGCCCGCATTGTGGCCGCCTGGGGTGCCCACGGCGAGATGCACGGTCGCGCGTCCAAAGTGCGCGGCATGATCGTGAACCATCAACGAGGCCGGGTCTGGTGCCTGGGCCTCACAGCGGCCGGCGAGCCTCGGCACCCGCTGTACCTGCCTGCGGATACGGAGCCGGTAGCGTACTTGGAAGGCTCGGGAGCGAATACCGGTGGCGGGTGAGACGATGACCGGCCCCAGGCCCACGGACGGGCTGCCCATCGGCCAGGTCCTGCAGGGCGATTGTCTGGCCCTGCTTCCCACGCTGGCGGCGGAGTCCGTCCATGCCGTGGTGACCGATCCGCCCTATGGCCTGCACTTCATGGGCCAGGCGTGGGATCGGTTCGGGCGCGTGAAGCGGACCGTGACGCAGCCGGACAAGGGCCGTAACCTGGGCAGCGCGATCGCGCACGAGGCGGGCAGCTACGACACCCGCCGCAATGCCGAGTACGGGCGCTTCATGCAGCGCGTGGCGCGCGAACTGTACCGCGTGCTCAAACCGGGCGGGCACGTGGCGATGTCCGGGGCGCCGCGCCGCTTTCACTGGCAGGCGCTGGCGCTGGAGATGGCGGGCTTCGAGGTGCGGGACACGCTCTGCTGGCTGTTTGGCCAGGGCTTCCCGAAATCGCTGGACGTGGGCAAGGCCATTGATCGCGAGGCGGGGGCGGAGCGGGAAGTGGTGGGGGAGAATCCGAATCGCCTGGGACGGGCAGCGCAACGCGAAGGAAGCGGTTGGGCTCGTCCATGGCAGCATGATTCAGAAGCGGGTGCAAAGAAACTCACCGTCCCCGCCACGCCCGAGTCCGCCGCCTGGGACGGCTGGGGCACGGCGCTCAAGCCGGGCTGGGAGCCGATCCTGCTGGCGCGCAAGCCGCTTGAGCGTGGGCTGACCGTCGCGCGGAACGTGCTCAAGCACGGCACGGGAGCGCTCAACATTGGGGCGTGCAGGCTGGAAACGGCTGGACCGAGCCCGAGCGTTGAGAAACGTAAAGGCAAGCCACTGCCGGCGCCATCGGGGATATGGCCAACGCACCCGGATCGAAGCGCATGGGGCGAGCCTCATTCCGGCGAGGAGATCGGCCGCTGGCCGGCGGACGTGGCGCTGGACGAGGAGGCCGCCGCGCTGCTGGACGCGCAGAGCGGGGCGTCGCGCTTCTTCTACACGGCCAAGGCCAGTCGTGGCGAGCGCGAGGCGGGGCTGCGCGATGGTGCGCGCCTGTCCCTGCGGAAAGGGTTCGAGAAGTTCATCGCGGAATGGCGCGAGGGCGAGGCGGGCGCGGGCGCCTTGGGCGAGGCGGAAGCAGGGTGGCTGACAAGCAAGCCCGACGGAGGCGGGCGCGGGGTGGGAGTTCGTAACTCTCACCCTACTTGACCGTGAAGCCCGTCTCCCTGATGCGCTGGCTGGTGCGCATGGTGACCCCGCCGGGCGGCTTGGTGCTGGACCCCTTCGCGGGCAGCGGCAGCACGGGCTGCGCCTGCGCCGTGGAGGGCGTGGCCTTCCTGGGCATCGAGCAGCACGAGCGCTATGTGGAGATCGCGCGGGCGCGCATCGCGCACTGGCGCGACGTGGAGGCCCCGCGCATCCGCGCCGAGGAGGCCGTGGAGGCACGCGAGGCGGAGCTGGCCGCGGCGCAGATGGACCTGCTGGAGGGGGTGACGTGATGCGCTATGCGTCGGTGTGCAGCGGTATTGAGGCGCCCACGGTGGCCTGGGAGCCGCTGGGGTGGGAACCCGTGTTCTACTCGGAGATCGAGAAGTTCCCGCGCGCAGTGCTGGCGCGCCACTACCCCGATGTTCCGCTGCACGGGGATTTCACCGCCATGGAGGGCATGGAGCATGGAGCCGTTGATCTTCTCGTTGCCGGAACCCCCTGCCAGAGCTTCAGTGTCGCCGGCAGACGAGCGGGCCTGGATGATCCGCGCGGTGACCTGGCCCTCCAATTTCTTAAACTGGCTCGGCTCGTGCGCCCCCGTTGGATCGTTTTCGAGAATGTCCCCGGACTTCTCTCCATTGACGGGGGGCTCGGATTCGCTGCCTTCCTCCGGACGCTGGTCGATTGCGGGTATGGCTGCTGCTGGCGAGTGCTGGACGCTAAGTTTGCCGGAGTTCCGCAGCTGCGCCGTCGTGTGTGGGTTGTCGGATATCTTGGAGACTGGCGACCTGCCGCAGCGGTACTTCTTGAGCCCGAAAGCCTGCGCTGGGATTCTCCGCCGCGCCGAGAAGCGGGGGAAGGCGTTGCCGCCACCCTTGCAAGCAGCCCTCCGAGCCGTCGCAACGGGGGCAGTGATCCCACGGCAGGGCACATGATCGCGCATGCCTTGAGCGCGGAGGGCTTCGACGCTTCGGAGGACGGCACTGGGCGCGGGGCGCCGCTGGTGGCGGCCACGTTGACACAGGGGGCGGAGAGCGCTGGGAAGGGCGGCTACGCCGGGCGGCGGCGCGAGGATGACCAGAACCTCGTCGCCTACGGCGGCAACCGCACGGGCGGCCCGCTGGACATTGCCACGGCCTGCAACGCGCACGGCGGGGCGCACGGGCGCCAGGACTTCGAGAGCGAGACGTTCCTTGTGAATGCGCGCCAGGACCCCGTGACGGGCATCCAGGCGCTGGACTCCAACCGTTCTGGGACGCTGGCCTGGGGCGTGCGCAGACTGACGCCGCGAGAGTGCGAGCGCCTGATGGGCCTCCCGGACGACTACACGCGCATCCCGGTGCGGCACTACGCACGCCGGCGCATTACGAGGTTGCGCCCGACAGACCGCTGGGAATGCGACCCTGATGGCGGCTGGTGGCTGATGGCTGCGGACGGACCGCGTTACCGGGCAATCGGAAACTCGATGGTGGTGCCGGAGCTGCGCTGGATCGGTGAGCGCATTGCAATGGTGGACGGAGTGAATACCGCCCTGGGAGTCGAAAATGAAAGACCTGGAAAGCATCCGCAGGGACCACCACCTGGCCGGCATTGAGCAGACCGGCGGAATGCGGTGGCAATGGTACGGAGAGAAGGGCTGGAGCGCGATCAAGGTCTTGTTGGAGCACATCGACGAGACCACCCCGCGCAATCGCAAGGAACGCCGCGCTGCGATGGATCGGGAGCGAATACCGGTTAGGGCGGAGGCGATGAGCGCAAACGCGACAGAACCTATCGCCTCATTCATCTAGCAGCCCCGCCGTGCGGGCCTCCTCCACCAGAGGCCGCGCTTCGGTTTGGATGATCGAAAGGTCTGCCTGATAATCGGGTGGCGCCGTAATGTTGTCGTAGCAGCGCAGTGCATCCGCAGCCCGCCGCGCAAAGTCGAGCAGAACGCGCGCCGCGTTCTGGATGTCCGCAGACTTGTCGCGCATGTTGACTCGGTACACCGCCTCCTTGAGTTCCATTACTCACCCTCCTCTGCCTCGGACGAGCATTCCAGGCATTCGCCACCCGCGCAGTCCGGGTCCTCACAGACCCCGTGCTCGCAGAGCTGGCTGGAGCAGTCCGGGCGGCCCCAGTCCAATCGGTTGTGATCGCCCATTACAGGTTCCCGCCCGTACGCACGGGCAATGTTGGCCCAGCCTTACAGGTACGCTACCGGCTCCGTATCCGCAGGCAGGTACAGCGGGTGCCGAGGTTCGCCGGCCGCCGTGCGACCCAGGCACCAGACCCGGCCTCGTTGATGGTTCACGATCATGCCGCGCACCTTGGACGCGCGGCCGTGCAGCTCGCCGTGAGCACCCCAGGCAGCCACGATGCGAGCCCCGCTCGCGAAGTGCTCCGCCAGCACCTGGTCGTTCTCGGGGCCTACAGGATCGTCCGCGTGCTTGAGCAGCGCAGGATTGGTGGCGCGCAGGGCGAACAGGTTGAGCACCACCAGGCCCGAGTAGCCCCACGCCCGCGCGTAGCCAATGCAGCGGCGGATGGTGGGATCGTCCTGCTCGGCGTCGGCCGTACTGGGGTTGAGCATCACGAAGAGCACCCGGTCGGATTCCGGCCTCAGCACGGCGTCCCAGGCTCGTTCCAGCGTGTAGCGGTAACGGCCGCAAGGGCTGAAGCGCGCGGCGCCGAGGCCAAAGAGGCCGGGCTGGTGGTGAGTGCTCATGGCGTGGGCTCCTTGTCTGCGGCCATCGCAGCGCGGGCCTTGCGCACGTC